ATATTTTTATATTTATTTTTTTATATTATTATTAACTATGAGCGAACCATCTAATTGTCATACAAGTTTTGATAAATTTATAGAATTAATAGATAAATCTATTGACACAGGTAATCCTAATCTATTAAAAGAAGCAATTGATAATTTTAAAGATGAAGTTGCGGAGAGTTATATAGTTTGGGCTAAGCAATTATATGAACAAATGATAATTGAAAAAATAGATAATATTAACTTAAAATAATAGAATATCTATTATATATGAATATTACTACAAAATTTTTTATTGCTGGAGTATCTGGGATATTTATTGGAAAAACTATTTTTGATAAACTTGATTTAAAAAAAAATAATAGTAGTAAAGAATTAAAGAGACAAGTAATTAAAAAAGATGCATCATGTCAGACCGATTTAAATTATAATGATGTTGATACTCTTATATCTTATAAAAAAGATATAGATGATATTAATAATAATAAATATGAATGGAAATTAGTATAATAATTTAAAAAGAACTCACTTTAAATAATTATATGAAGATTGAAAACGAAGAAAAGTTAACATTTGATGATGTTATGATTAAACCAAAACGTAGTACACTTGTTTCACGTAATGATGTTTCTTTATTTAGAGAATTCCATTTTAAACATTCAACTGAAAAATGGGAAGGAGTACCAATTATTGCTGCAAATATGGATACAGTAGGGACTTTAGAAATGTCTAATGAACTAAGTAAACATAATGTTCTAACTGCTTTACACAAATTTTATACTGGTAATGATTTATTAAATGTAGATTTTCAAAATATAATACTAACTATTGGTGAGGGTAAAATTCCAGATTTTTTATCAGATAGACAATTTAATGATAAATTTAAATTTTTACTGGTAGATGTTGCAAATGGATATAGAGAATGTTTTTTAAATTTTATTAAAGAATTAAGAGAGAAATTTCCTAACAAAATTATAATTGCAGGTAATGTAGCTACAAGAGAGATGACAGAAGCACTTATTTTAGCTGGAGCAGATATTGTTAAAGTTGGAATTGGGCCAGGAGCTGTATGTACTACACGTAAAGTTACTGGAGTAGGATATCCACAATTATCTGCTATCTCTGAATGTGCAGATGCAGCTCATGGTCTAAATGGACATGTTATTGCAGATGGTGGATGTAAATCTCCTGGTGATGTTGCAAAAGCATTTGGTGCAGGAGCTGATTTTGTGATGCTTGGTGGTATGTTAGCAGCTCATGATGAATGTGCTGGCGAAGTTATTGAAGAAAATGGTGAAAGATATAAGGTTTTTTATGGTATGTCTAGTCGTGCAGCTCAAGAAAAATATTATGAAAAAGTAGCAGATTATCGTGCATCAGAAGGAAAAAGAGTAAAACTAAAATGTAAGGGACCTGTTGAAATGACAATTAGAGAAATTTTAGGTGGCCTTCGTAGTTCGCATTCATATATTGGTGCCAAAACAATTAAAAATTTTCCAAAATGCTGTACATTTGTTAGATGTACACAAACAACAAATGAGGTTTTTTCAAACTTAAAATAGAGTTATAATGTTTTAATGTTATACATTATGAATTAATTATTTATTTTATTGGATAATTAATTATTTTATTGGATAATTAATTATTTTATTGGATAATTAATTATTTTATTGGATAATTAATTAATTTATAATATTTTTAAAATAGTTCTTTAACTATTTCACAAATGATTTTTTGGTCATCGCCTTTATCTGAGTTATATTCTACGATATCTAATGAACATAACTTTTTACTTTTTTTAATATTTTTAAATATCTCTTTAATTTGATTTACGGTAACTCCATCTGGTACAGGTGTATTTACACAATTTGTTACAGATGGGTCTAAACAATCAATATCAAAACTTACATGTATAAAGTCAAATTTTTCCATCCAATTTTTTAACTCTTTTATTGTTAAAATACTAGGTATTTTATATTTTTTTAATCTTAAAAATTCTAAATCATCTACATCTCTTAATCCATAATATGCAAATTGACTTGGATTTAAATCATCTCCTACCTTTAAATTATGTAATGTATGTCCACATAAAACAGCTATTGGCATTCCATGAATATTTTTAGTTGGAGAAGTATCCATAGTATTAAAATCCGCATGGGCATCACACCATAAAATACCTAAACTTTTATTATTAGAATTACAATAATCATTTATTGCACTTACACTACTGATAGATACAGTATGGTCACCACCGATAATTAGTGGAAAACTATTATTACAAATTATTTGTAAAACAGCATAATATCCATCATTTAAAATATTTGTAATAAAATTATCAGTATTAATATCTATTGATTTTTTGATGTTTAAAAAATCAAAATAAGGTAAAAGTTCTCTTGGTGCATTTTTTGAACCTAAAATATTTGCTCCATTATCAAAAGGAATATTAATTGTATTTATAACTAAACCCAAAACCATGCTAATAAACCACATATTATTTATATTTTATAACTAATAAGTTTTTAATTAATTTTAATAATTAATTTTAATAATTTATTTTACTAATAATAAATGTATAATTTTATTTATAATATATATAATGTATACTTATAAATTAAAATTAGGTCCAATAAATATTTTTTTTTATCCAACTTTATCTTGGGTTATATTACCACTATTTGTATATTTATATTATAAATATATAGAACTAAGAGCTATTTTGTTTAACACATTAATTTCAATTGCAATAATAGGTAGTTATAAAACAATTCAAGAGTATTATTTATTTTCAAAAGAGAGAGAAAAATGGCAATTTTGGCAATATTTTGCTAGTTTAATAACTCATTTAATATTATTAGTTATTTTGAAAGATTTTTGTAAATATGGACATATAAATAAATATTCTTTAATTTTAATGATGTTAGGTATTTTTATTATCAAATTTTTACCATGGTGGCCATATCCTACATCATCCAAAAAAGAATTTATAATTTTGATATTTTTAATAAATTTAATATTATATAGTAGTAATTATATTTTTTGTAAAAAATTATTAACTGCTAATAAATAGTTAATTATATTTAAATTCTAATATAAAAATAGATATATAAATTATATAAATTTCATCTTTTTTCTCTCTTTAAATGTTTTTTTCTTTGTTCTATTTCCTAAAAATTTAAAATAACGATTTGCTAAATTATAACGCTGTGTAATATTTTTTACCTTATTATTATGTTTTTTTATTGCGTCTAGTCTTACTTTCATTATCATTCCTACTTGCCAAATTCTCTTATGTTGATATCGCTTTGTTTTATATAGCTTCTCTAATTTTTTAATAGTCTTTTTAACATCATCTACTGTTGTATACTTTATATGTATTGTATCATTAGGATTTTTATCAATATATACGTCAAAACTTTTTTTTGGATTATCTAGATTAAATAAAAATTGTTTTATATTTTTTTTAGATTTTTTATTTTTCCTAGTTTTTCTACTTTTTTTAGTTTTTCTAATTTTTGTCATTATATATAATATTTTATATTATAAATGGCTTATAATAAAGATGGATTAAAATATTTTATTTATTGTTTAACAAAAAATAAAAATCCATATTTAGAACTACCTGAAGAAATAAGAAAAATAATTTGGCAATATGCACATTACTATCCTTATGTAAATTGTTATATATGTGATAAAGGATTGATTTCTTTACATGTAAATTATATTAATCGTTTACAACCTAAAAAATTTTCTATTATAAACGGTCTAACTAAATGTAATGAATGTTAATTTTTAAACGCAACACAGACATCCTTCTTGGCATATTTTTGTCCATAACATTCCATCGCATTTTATACGTTTACCCTTTTCTTTTAATTCTTTACTTTTTAATACTTTGTTATCTTTTTTCTTTAAATTTAAAAATGGATATTTATTATAAAGATGAAATATAGCTAGTTCTTTCATTTTAGCTTCAATCATAATATCAATTTCAACTAAATATTTTTCAGGAATTTCTAATAAATAATCCGGAATCGTTTCAATATAATCACTATGATGTCCTATCTTTCCTGAGCCTTGTTCGCTTACATGGAATTTAGGTTTTATTCCTCGTTTTTCCCATGTTTTTAAAATAAGTGGAATATAATATTCTGCTGGTTTAAATTCTTCATCTTTATGTAATTGCTTATAACACTCAAAATGGTGTGTATCAAAAACTACTGGTACATTTACTTTTTCTGATACTTCTAAACAATCCTCTATGGAAAAATTCTTCTCACAATTTTCTAAAACCACTCTGCGTTGTACATTTTCAGGTAATTCTCTAAATTGTTTACACCATCTCTCTTTTGTTGCAGTTTTATCTCCATAAGTGCCTCCGCCATGTATTACCATTACTGAATCTTGGTCTAAATTCATTAAATCTAAAACATCTGCATGATATTTAAGGTCTCTAATTGTATTTTCAAAAGCCTCTTTACTAGTAGCTCCAATTACATTATATTGACCAGGATGAAATGTTAGTCTTTGATTTAATTGCTTAGATTTCTCTCCTACTTTTATTAGTAAATCCTTTGCAAATTCAAAATCATATTTTGGAGCCTTATTATTAGACATATGAGGAAATAATTCACTACTTAATCTAAAAACTTTTATTCCATTATCTTCATTCCAATCCATTAAAGTTAATGTATCTTTCAGATTTTGAATTATCTTTTCTTTTAGAAATTCTACTCCTTTAGTTTCTAGGGTTTTTAATTGTATTGACCTAGATGAATATATTGGTTCTCGTTTTGCACGCAATGTTGTATTTAAACAACATAGACCTAATTGTATTAAACCATTTTCACTCATTATAATAATCTTTTATTATCATTTATTATTAAAATGATAATAAAAATCAATTTTTTCATATTTTTCATATTTTTCATATTTTTCATAATTTTAATCTCAGCTTTTACAAGTATTATTATTTTTTCCTAAAGGGCTAGCTCCAGGTGGTTTCCATTTTTTTATATGATTTATAGATTTTACTGATAATACAGGGCCTCCTACTATTTTACTATTTTTATTTTCTATATATAAGTTTATTATATCATTCCATTTTTTTATATTAAATTGTAACCTTTTTGAATACATTATAATTATATATTAAATTATATATTAAAATCTGTCAACTCTGCCTTTTCTATATTTTTTACTGCGAGCCTTTTTTATTTGTTTTTTTGTTAATTCAGAGTGTGTTTTTGGTGTTTTTTTTGTAACTCTTTTACTAGGTCTGTATACATCACTTTTATATTTATATCCTACTTCTCCCCGCTGGTTTACCCACTGTTCTTTAAACCATCTTCCTAATCCTTTTTTATTAGTTCTCTTACCTTTATAAGGTTGTTTTTTATTGCCATATTTTTTTGAAAATTGTTTTTTATATTCTTGTACTAAAAGTCCACTTCTATAAGCACTATGTTGTGGATACTTTTTGTAAATATATTTTTTTGTTTTACTATATAATTTTTTATCAACCGGCTCCATATATAATATATATTTATTAATTATTATTAGTATTGTTATTAGTATTGTTATTGTTATTACATCTAAATAATCCACATAAACCTGCTATTATAAATAATCCAACTATACAACCTAATATTATTAAAAATAATAAAAAAAAATCAGACATAATAGAATATAAATAATATTTATTTATATATTTATTTATATATTTATTTACTTATATTCTATTTATTTACAATAAATTGTTAAGATTTTTAACATAATTACTTAATCCTAAAATTCCTAAAAGCATAACGATTAAACCTATAACACCTAGTTTTTGATTTTTACTACCACCACTTAAACCATGATTTCTACTTTTAAAAGCTGATGCTACTCCACCTAAAACAAGTAATCCTAATATAGCTAATAAAAATCCAATAATTGGCGCCATTAATAATATATAATATTATTATTTTTTTTTTCATTTAATATATGAACATACACCTATACCTATAACTATAGCACATACAATACCTAATATAACTAACATTACTGGAAATGTTTGTGGCATAAATATAAATATAAATAATTATTTATACTATTTTGATATTCCAATAACTCCGCAAGCTAATCTTGGACCAGCATTTCCTGTTTTTAATGATTCTAAATTATTCCCTTTACCTAAATCATCTCTATCTTTATGAACTATTATACTTCTGCCTATTATAGAATTTTTATTTTTCAAATTAAGGTTTAATACATTAGATGATACAATTTTAGTTCCGCTTGTTGTTGGTTTAATATTATAAATATTTCCTAAATCTCCATTATGTTTTATTTTACTTTTTGGACCACCATGTATATTTTTTTTATATGTATTAAAATGTGGACCAGCTGTTTTACAACCTTCTGTTAAATCACCAAACTGATGTATGTGAAATCCATGATAACCTTTCGGTAAATGTTGTATTTTATATTTAATAGTCAATCTATTACCCATTTGTGTAAAATGGACCCTTCCTTTAACGCGATTTTTTTTAGAATAGTGTTTATCAGGGTATAGTATTGCAACCGCTTGTTTTAATTTTTTATCTTTTTTATCTTTTTTATTTTTTTTATTTTTTTTAGTCTTCATTATATACTAATGATAAAATTACTCTTTTCTCAAATCTAAAGAATAGATTTCTCTCTAGATTGTCATTATGAGTAATATAAAAAAAAATTATTTACATAATAGTTGGTGAACCTCACCCGCCCGAAAGTAAATTTTGTACTTTCACACTTGATTGTCATCCACCGCCCTTTTGTTTTTTGGTTTGTTTATTTTGTTTACTTTTATTTTGTTTACAAATATTTTTAGTTTCTCCTAAACCATATTTTTTGTCCATATATTTCATATCTCTTGTTAATATTTCACATTCCTTAGGATTTTTATATCTACGATAAATACGTAAAACATTAAATCTTGCTTTTTTAGCAAGAGCAGCAGATTTTATATTTTTTTTTGTTTTATTTTTTTCTTTTTTGATACCTTCATCTATTGCTTTTCTTCGTTTTTTATTAGATTGATTTAAATGATATCTGTGTTTTTTATTTTTATAACTAATATCTTTTAGTTTTGGAATAAGTTTTCTCTCCATCTATTATATAGTATGGAGAGAAATTGTGAAAAGTGTAGAAAAGTATTAGAACCTTCTAATATTGATAAATGGAGATTTTCTTTTATAGGAGCATTTATTGTAATATTAATATTTAATCCAGTAACCTTCAATTTAACACATGATTTATTTACAAAAGTTTTAAATAAGTCTAGTTGTCCAACTATTTTTGGTTACATATTACATACAATTGTATATTTATTACTAGTTAGATTATCTATGGAATTTTAATTATTCACTAAATGTACTATTCAATAAATACATAATCTTTTGATTAATGGTAATATTATGATTTTTTTCATTTAAACTATCTAATGTTTCAAAAT